GAAGGGAAAAGATTGATAGAGAGTATGAGAAAGAGAGGGAGGGAAATGAAAATACAATTCAACGCGTCAATAGCAAACTCGACGACGGCGATAAAGTTTGACGGCTCGGACGGCAATGCAAGACTGATGCTGGACGTCCCGGCCACGGAAATACCGGAGATGATAAAGATTCCAGCGTACTTTCTTGGAAAGAATCTGAAAGTGACAATTGAACTGGAGGGAGAATAATGCTTCTGGGAATGCTGATAGCCCTTGCGTTTTTTTTAAGTGTGGCCTTTTTTTCTTTGGTACTACTTTGGGCTTTTGTGAAGGACTATCCGGAAGACGAACGAGACAAGATTCTACTTGAAGCCGAAGAGATGTGGTTGGATGACGAATAGCATTCTTTATGCTGTTTATTTCGTCTGGGTTCTTGTAGTTATTGGTGCGCCCACACTCGGCCCGTTTTTCGCGTTTGCGCCTTCGCACACAGTGCTTTCGGCTTTTTTTGGAGTCACCACTTTAATTCTTGGGTTCTTCTCCGGTATGAGCTTGCCGTTTGTGCTGATACCATTCTTCACAATCGAGTTCATAGTTTTTCTTATGTCTAAGCGTGGCGGCTGGTTCGAAGGTTATGAGCGCTGCATGACATATTTCTTTCGCTCCAGCATGATACCATTTGCGGCTGTAATCGTTTTGGCTGGATACGAGCTAGAACTAATGGCATTGCCTTTTGTTGTTGTGGGGATATGGGAAGGAATATACGTCATCTTTCAAAAGCTAGTTGACACAGGAAAGATAAAGGTCGAGATGAAATACAACATCAAAGTTGGAAGATATGTCGGCACGATTGGAAACCCGAATCACGTCTCCGAGTATCTTCTAGTCTCGCTGGTTATTCTCGTCTTCGTTGCTCAGAAATGGCCAGTCATTTTTTTAGGTGTCCCCTTTATTTTTCTCGGCTTGGTATTCACAGCAGGCCGAGCAACAATAGTGTCTCTAGCTGCAGGTGGTTTGTTGCTTTCATTCTTCTATCCTGTATCTTTGTTTGCGACGCTTCCGCTTGTGGGATTCTTTGCCTGGTGGATGAGAAAGCGAAAGTTTATCGACGAGAATCGATTGCTATTTTGGAAAGAGATACTAAAAATAAAGAAGTGTCACCCTTTCAAAATCGAAGGCATGGGAGTTCAGATATACACAGAAAAGATGGAAAAACTAAAGAGACACCACGTCTTCAATTCTCTAGACAGGTCGCACAACTGGTTCATAGATATATTTGTTGAAGGTGGTGTCTGGTATCTTATTCCATTTGTCTCTGCGAGCATTGCGGGGCTGATATTCTTACCTCCGATTTTGAAGTGTGCCCTTTTGATTCTGCTCGTGTCTCAGTTCTTCTCGTTCCCGTTTCAGGCTAACTACATGACTTGGATATTCTTAGTTTCTGTTGGCAGTCTTGTATATATCCCTTACTTGTGGGTGCTTGGTATATTGCTGATACCTGGATTGATACTTGGCATACGAGCCATACTGGCAGGAAGGCAACTTACAAAGAAAACCGAATCCTTGTTGGATGTTGTGTATAACGCCAGGCGTGCAATGGAGCTTGACAAGAGAGCCACTTGCTGCCTAACGTCCAGAATTCTGAAGAATAATAGCGGAATACTGAAGAAAGCAGCAATCCCCGAACTCGACAAGCTTCTCGATATTCCGGCAGGCGTAGCTCATGGCGAGCTCATGGCTAACCTTGCGGAAACATACATGATCGTTGGCGAAGTTGAAAAAGCAAAGCAAGCAATCGAGAAAGGATTGCCGACTGCGCCCGGCAACGTTCCGCTACGAAGGTTCGCAGGGCTGATAGATGGCAGGAAAGAACACTATTACGCGGTCCTTCTCGAAATCACGAAAGACTTTCTAGCTTCTGGGCACAAGAAAGAAGCCATAGAAAGCCAATTTTGGCTCGATTTAGTGCTAAATTCGCCTGATTTGGAGCATCGAAAGACGCATGAGAAGCAATACCTTGACAGGTTTGGCAAGAGCATTGATGAGTTGCTAAAAAACGTGAAGGTGGCTAACACAAAGTAGAAACGCATTCAAGGGAGGAACGCAATGCCAACAAAACCAAAAAAACTTTGCGCGGTTCCCGGTTGCCCTCGTCTCGTTCCGTCTGGTCAAACTTATTGCGCCGAACACGAACGGCAACGGCAAAAGCGAATCGACTCGAAACGTGAGAGTGCGAACGCCCGCGGATATGGCAACAGCTGGCGACGACTTCGGCGATTGGTTTTGAATGCCGAACCACTTTGCCGCGAATGCAAACGAAACGGAAGAATTATGCTAGCTACCGAGGTGGACCACATAGTACCGCGGGCCAACGGTGGGACCAACGACTTTGACAACCTACAACCCTTATGTAAGTCTTGCCACTCACGCAAGACGGCAAGGGAGAACGAAGGCTTTGGCAATACCAACGCCGCGGGCGACTAGAAAACTATTTTGGTTTGATTGCAAGCGAAAAAACAAACGGTGACTTCCTATGCCCCGGGCGACTAGCCGTATGCAAGGCAAGCGCTAGGGGCCGTGCGAGCGAGTGGGTGGGGGGAGGGGCGGGGCGAGTCTCTAGGGCCTTCTAGGGCTGTACCGCGCTGGCAGTCTCACACACAATTAGACCACTTTGGGTGACCACCCCACTATAACGAAAAAAAGAAAGGTGATTCATATGGGTAACAGAGGACCAAAGAAACAAACATACGAAGAGAAAAAAGCCGCTGGCAAAGTGCTTGTGGCCAATGAAATAGTCAAACCCATACCCGGACTTAGCAATGATGCAAGAACCGAATGGAAAAGAGTAGCACCCATTCTCTATAAGCTGGGACTTCTGACTGACATAGACAGGACGGCTCTTGCTGGATATTGCGAGAGTTATTCGCTGTGGAAGGCCTGCCACAGAATAATGCAAAAAGAAGGGTTTACGACTACCGTTCATCAGAAGAACCGCAACGGTGAAGAGGTAGGGACGTATATTCAAAAGCGCCCGGAAGTAGAAATAGCCGACAAAGCTCTGTCAAAGATAAGAGACTTCTGTAATGACTTTGGGATGAACCCGTCCAGCCGAGGCAAGATGACACTACCAGGTGAAGAAGAAAACGATAAAGTGGTGGACATGCTTGATTGATGCAACGAGGGTAAAAAAGATACTGAACTTTTTTACAATCCTCAAGCACACAAAGTCTCCCTGGTATGGCAAACCTTTTATCTTGCACGACTGGCAGAAAAAGATAATAACTGAACTATATGGCACAGTTGACGAGAATGGCCTTCGGCAATATCGACAGGCATTCTTGTTTCTCGCAAGGAAAAACGGCAAAAGCGAAATGGCTGCAGCTCTGGCACTTTACCATCTATTTGCAGACGGTTGTTCGGGCGGAGAAATCTACTCGGCGGCTGCTGACAGAGAACAAGCGTCACTAATATTCAACGTAGCTCGTGACATGGTCCGGCAGGTCCCGGAGCTGAGAAAGCGCTCGAAGGTAATCGAGACTCAAAAGAGAATAGTCAACTACCGGAACAACTCATTCTACCGTGCCATCCCCGCCGAAGCAGCCAGCGCTCACGGATACAATGCGTCGGCTGTCATAATAGACGAATTGCACACACAACCGAACAGGGAACTGTACGATGTGCTGACAACCTCGACGGGAACTAGAGACGAGCCAATGATTATCTCCATCTCCACAGCGGGTTTCGACAAACAGCATTCTATCTGTGGCGAAGTGTACAACTATGCCAAGAAAGTCAAAGATGGAATTGTTGACGACTCTTCCTTCTATCCCATTATTTACGAAGCTGATGAAAACGATGATTGGACAGAAGAGAAAACCTGGCAGAAAGCGAATCCTGCACTTGGGCAGTTTAGAAAGATTGAAGAATTGCAGGCAATGTGCAAGAAAGCTCAGGCCGTGCCGTCTCTTGAGAACACTTTCAAGCGCTTATATCTCAATATCTGGACGGCTCAGGAGACACGCTGGCTGCAAATGAGCAAGTGGGATGCGTCTGCAGATGTTGTTGACGCCGAATCTCTGCGTGGACGAGTCTGTTATGCGGGGCTCGACCTTGCATCTACAACTGACATAGCTGCGTTTTCGCTAGTTTTTCCTATGGAAGACGGCAGTTTCAAAGTTTTGCCGTACTTCTGGATACCCGAAGACAATATGCGCGAACGCGTGAACAGGGATAAAGTACCCTATGACGTGTGGGCCAGAGATGGATATATTGAAGCTACGCCGGGAAACGTCATTTACTATGCGGCCATCGAGCAAAAGATTCAGGAACTTGCCGAACGATACGACATTAGGCTGATAGCTTTCGACCGTTGGGGAGCAATCCAGCTGGTTCAGGATCTCGAAGACGTCGGCTTTACAGTTGTCGGCTTCGGGCAAGGCTTCGCTTCAATGAACGCTCCGACAAAGGAATTTCTAAACCTGATACTCTCAAAGAAACTACACCACGGCGGGCATCCTGTTCTGAGATGGATGGCCGACAACGTTGTCGTGAAAGAGGACCCGGCTGGGAACGTCAAGCCGGACAAATCAAAATCCACAGAAAAGATTGACGGAATTGTAGCGACCATAATGGCGCTGGACGGCGCTATACGGAATCAAGAAGGGCCGTCTATGTACGAAGAACGCGGAGTTCTGTCCTTCTGAGAGGTGATGCAGTGTGCAAATACCCTTCTTGAAATGGTTCAAGAGAAGCAATGTAACCAATCCCACAAAGTGGCTGGCCGAGCTTTTCGGTGCGAGAAGTTCAAAGACGGGAGTCGCTGTAAACGAAACCACGGCCATGTATTATGCAACAGTTTATTCCTGTGTCAAAGTCATTTCCGAATCGATAGCTTCTTTGCCACTAATAGTCTATGAACGTTTGGATCGCGGCAAGTCTCGGGCAAAAGATCATCCGCTTTATACTGTCTTGCATGACTTGGCCAACCCGTATATGACGTCTTTTGTCCTTAGAGAGACTCTTCAGAATCATTTGCTTACATATGGGAACGCTTATTGCGAGATTCAGAGAAATAAAGCCGGAGAAGTTATAGCTTTATGGCCGCTGTTGCCAGACAGAACCAAGCCACAAATCGAGAATAGCAAGAAGTATTATGTTACCACGGTAGGCGGGCAGGAAATAACACTAATGCCAGACAAGGTTTTGCATATCCCCGGGCTTGGATATGACGGGTTAAAAGGTTATTCGCCTATCAGAATGGCGATGGAAGCAATAGGTTTGGGCATGGCGGCGGAAGAATTCGGCGCAAACTTCTACGCTAACGGGATGAATGTCGGCGGCATAGCCGAACATCCGGGAAAGCTCTCCGATCAGGGTTCAAAGAATCTTCGAGAATCTATTAACAAGACATATTCCGGTTTGGGCAATGCGTACAGGGTTCTGCTGCTCGAAGAAGGAATGAAGTTCCAGAAAGTCAGCATTACACCCAACGAAGGGCAGTTCCTTGAAACTCGAAAATTTCAAAAGGCTGAAATAGCCGGATTCTATCGAGTACCGCCACACATGATCGGCGATCTCGACAGGGCGACATTCGCAAACATTGAACATCAGTCTTTGGAATTCGTTGTCCACACACTCCGCCCGTGGCTGGTGAGATGGGAACAGGCAATACTTACGCAGCTTTTCTCACCCTTCGAACGAGAGCGATACTTCGCGGAGTTTCTTGTTGACGGACTTCTCCGCGGTGATATGAAATCCAGATACGAAGCATATGCAATAGCAAGATCTAACGGCTGGATGAGTGCCGACGACATACGCGAAAGCGAAAATATGAATCCTCTCCCGGACGAGAAGGGCGAAATCTATCTGGTTCCACTCAATATGGTCCCGGTGGAAATGGTTATGAACCCGGTTGAAAAACCGAAAGAGACAGAC